CGGTGGTTTTAAAAAATGTCTGGTTAGGGGCGCAAAGGCCGTTGGGCTTGTTATGAAAGATGTTCAGGCAAGTGTTTTTATTGAACCTGATTGCGTAAAATCCAATCTTGTAAAGATTAATGGTGAAAGCCAGATGCGTACCGATATGGTTCGTATTGGTATGGGATCGGCTGATGTACGTTACCGTCCTGAATATCCTGAATGGGAGGCTGAATTAACAATAAGTTTTAACGAAGGGCTTGTTAGTTTAGACCAGATATTCCAAATGACTTATGCCGCCGGGTATGGTGTTGGTATTGGCGATTGGAGACCTGAGCGTTCGGGTAATTATGGCAGGTTTACACTGAAAGATATGTAATAATTTTGGCAGGTAAGGTGGGGTAAGGTCGGTTCTGGTGGGGTGGGGTCGGGTATGGTTAGGTTTGGTCAGGCAGGTGAGGTTTGGTCTGGTACGGCATGGTTAGTCCAGGCATGGTGAGGTTTGGTGTGGTGAGGTAGGGTACGGTAAGGCAGGTGAGGTGCGGTGAGGTGAGGTCAGGTACGGTTAGGTAAGGTCAGGTGCGGTATGGTCTGGTTTGGTTTGGCAAGGCAGGTAAGGTAAGGTGGGGTAAGGTCTGGTCCGGTCAGGTACGGTATGGTATGGTAAGGCTGGGTAAGGCAGGTATGGTAAGGTCGGGTTTGGTGAGGTTTGGTCAGGTGAGGTCAGGCGTGGTAAGGAGTGGTAAGGCAGGTAAGGTGGGGTAGGGTCTGGTCCGGTCAGGTATGGTTTGGTACGGTAAGGCTGGGTTAGGTGAGGTATGGTGAGGCAGGTAAGGTAAATAAATTATTAACTTAAATTTTTATAAAAATGGAAAAACAATATCAATGGAAGATTAAATCCTTTGCGAGAAAGGTTGATCCTGATGATGCTATTCAGGAAATAGAGCGCATTGAAAATGTATATGGTAAGATAACTGCCGAGACAATATTAAAAGCAGCATCAAATGAAAAATCACCGTTACATGAATTATTTCAATGGGATGATACACTGGCGGCACAAAAATATAGACTGTCTCAGGCCCGGACTTTGATAAATAATATTGAAGTTATATATATTTCAGACGGTGAAGAAAGATCAATCCCGGCTTATGAAATTGTGAGAACAGAAGAAACACAACAATATAAGCATATTGAAACATTAACTGTTGATGAAATTCAACAGGTAAGAGAAAACACAATCCAGGCCTTGAACAGCCTGAAGGCAAAATTATCTGTTTATAAGCAATTTGATAAAGTAATTAAACAACTTGACCTGGCATTAGAAGAATTATCTTAAATGGATGGATGGATTAAATTATACAGAAAAATATCTGATAATAAATTATGGACTTGTGAGAAATTCACAAGAGGTCAGGCATGGATTGATTTATTATTATTAGCAAATCATAGTTATGGATATTTTTTTGTACGGGATCATAAAATTGAAGTTCAGAGAGGTGAAGTTGGTTGGAGTGAGAATAAATTAGCTGTTCGTTGGAAATGGTCGAGAAGTAAATTAAGAAATTTTTTAAAACAGCTCGAAAAAGAACAACAGGTAAAACAACGTAAAAGTCACAGTTATAGTATAATTGAGATAATTAATTATGAAATATATCAGGAAAAAGAACAACAGGACGTACAACAGAAAGACAACAGAAAGACAACAGAAAGACAACAGAAAAACACAAACAAGAAGAATAAAGAAGAAATAAAGAATGAAAAGAATATTATACCGCCTGCGAAAAATTTAGTTATAGAATATTGCCAACAAAGAAAAAATAATGTTGATGTAAACAGATGGTATAACTTTTACGAATCTAAAGGATGGATGATAGGCAAAAACAAAATGAAGGATTGGCAGGCTGCTATAAGAACATGGGAAGATGAAAAGGATGACGAATTTAATAAAGCAATAAGGGAAGCACAGCATGGATAAGCAATTACCTCAAGCAATAGAAGCAGAGCGCGCATTACTGAGCGCGATACTCGTTAATCCTGACGTAATGGATGAAATAGTGAATATCATACGCCAGGAAATGTTTTACCGCCGCGAGCATCAGACAATATACAATCATATTCTCAGAATATACAACAAGAATAAAACGCCGGACCTGATAACGATAAACAATTCTTTATCTGAAAGCGGCGAGCTTGACAATATCGGCGGCGTTGTTTATCTCATTGAGCTTGCCGGTATTCTCGTAACGGATAAGTTTATTATACAGCACGCAGAGATAGTAAAAGAAAAATACCTGCGCAGGCAATATATTTTTACAGGGGATGAGCTTATGAAACTCAGTTATGATATTGGCCTTAATATTGGAGAGATAAACAATTTTGCAGAGCAGTCTTTTTACAAGATAACAGATGAGAGCATATTTCATGAGCCGGAGCCATTGAGCGCAATAAATAAAGACACCCTGGAATTGATAAGCAAGATAGAATTACAGGAAACAAAACTGATAGGAGTACCGTCCGGACTTACAGAGCTGGACAGGATAACACTTGGTTTTCAGAAGTCGGATCTTATACTTATTGCTGCGCGCCCATCTATGGGTAAAACTGCTTTTGTACTTTCTATGGCTCGCGATGCAGCCAAACAAGGATACAAGATACTTCTTTTCTCGCTTGAGATGAGCAAACGACAATTATCATATCGCTTGCTTGTGGACCGATATACAGATATCAATGAATTAAAAGCAGGTAAAAATATTGACTGGGATAGTCTTAACAGGCAGGCCGGGGATTATGCACAGAACATATTTATTGATGATACTCCAGCCCTTAGAGCTTCAGAGATACGCAGCATATCGCGCAAGTTTAAGAAGAAAGCAGGTATTGATATGGTAATTGTAGATTACCTGCAGCTTGCCCGCGGTGATGATAACTATCGTAAGGCCGGCAATAAATATGCTGAAGTAGGCGATATAAGCAAAACATTTAAAAGCATCGCTAAAGAGCTTGATATTCCTGTTATCGCAGTCAGCCAGCTTAATCGCGCTGTTGAAGCACGTAGTAATCCGCTGCCTATTCTCTCAGACCTGCGCGAGAGTGGCGAGCTGGAACAGGATGCAGATATTGTTATATTTCTTACCCGCTTTATTCGCCTGCCCGAAAGATACTGGATAAACGAGAAAGGTGACGATATGAGAGATAAGGCATATATAGATATTGCTAAAAACAGAAATGGCAAATGTATTAAAATATTAACAACAGCCTCCGAGGACGCAATGTTCTGGGGATATTGATTATGGAAAGTTTCACAAGAGATAAAATTACTTTGATTCATGGCGATTGCATGAACTACATGAAAGACTTGTCCGATAATGCTTTTGATCTGGCTATTGTTGATCCGCCGTATGGGATAAACATAAATTCAAATATGGGATTAAAAAAAGGGCAAAGAAAACGACACAAAGAGAAGAGTTGGGATAAAAAAATACCTAATAAAAAATATTTTGATGATTTAAAGAGAATAAGTATAAACCAGATAATTTGGGGAGGTAATTATTTTCCTCTTGGAATATCAAAACATGTTATTTGGTGGGAAAAAGAAACACCAGAAGGAATGAGTTTCTCAAGTGGCGAATTGGCATGGACATCATATAATATGGCTAATAGAAGTTATAAAAGAAGAAATATAACAGGTTATAAGATACATCCTACTCAAAAACCAATCCAACTCTATAAATGGCTTTTAAAGAACTATGCAACACCCGAAATGCGAATTATAGACACTCACGGCGGCTCAATGTCATCAGTAATTGCCTGCGCTGATTTTGGCTGCGAGATAGTTTGCTGTGAAATAGACGAAGATTATTATAATGCAGGCAAACAAAGGGTAATTAACCACATGAATCAATTAAAACTATTCTAATGGAACCAGAAAAATATAGAGCAGCATTATTAAATCGATTCCTTGCTGAAATGGAATATGATGAACGTTTGTTACAATGGACTAATGATACTAAACTCCTGCGTTTAAAGCTCAATAATAAGTGGG